CCAACTATTACAGGAACCAGGCGCAGCACCAGAAATTGTTAATGCAATGGTAAAAGATTATAGTAAAATGATGAAGAAGATAGACAAGACAGCTAAAGCTAAAAGAGGCGGCGGATTACCATTACAAAGTGGTATAGGAGAAGATTGGTAATGAAACCATTAGGAATGAATTATCCAATTGTAGGAGGACAGCAAGGATATTTTGAGCAGACCTTTGAGACATTACAAAATGAAAAAATTAAACTTAAAAATTTAATGCGAACAGTTGAGGGCGAGAGATATATGCAACCAAGTTTTGGTTTGGCAATATACAAATATCTTTTTGAACAAATCACAGATATAATAAAATCAAAGATAGAAGCCGACATTCGGAGAAAAATAGAATTTTGGTTGCCTAACTTGATAATAAATGAGTTATATGTTGATATTATTACAAATGTTGATAGAAATACAATAAATGTTCAAATTGATTTTAGTTTAACAAGTAACCCAGAAGAATATGATGTCGTGACATTTACATTTGATTCCCAGCAATTAATTTAATAACGGAGATAAGATATGCCAGTTAAAGATGTAAGTAAAGAGGTTAGATATTTAAATAAAGATTTCGTTTCATTGCGAAATGCTTTATCAAATTTTGCAAAGGTATATTTCCCCGATTCCTATAATGATTTTAATGAAGCATCTTTAGGTATGATGTTTATGGAAATGTCATCATATGTTGGTGATGTATTATCATATTACATCGACGCAAATCTAAAAGAATCATTTTTAAATTATGCAGAAGAAAGAAATAATATAGTTTATTTGGCACAATCATTTGGGTATAAATATAAAACAACAGTTCCAGCAGCAACAACCTTAGATGTATATCAATTAATGCCATCTAAAACGACGGCTGGACGTGAATCTGAAATTGATTTTGGATATGCTTTAAAAATAGAAGATGGAATGGTAGTACAATCAGATTCTTTTCCCGATGTACAATTTAGAACAACAGAACCTATTGATTTTAGCATTTATGATAGTGGTGATTTCTTGGCAACTGTATATTCTGCTGATGCCGGCGTACCATCAATGTATTTAATTAAAAAAACTGTTCCAGCAATCGCAGGAAATATTACAACAACGACAATACCAGTATCAATAACACAACAATTTTTAAAAATAGTATTGCCATATACCGATATTATTGATGTATTAGACATCTATGATGATAATGGAAATAAATGGTATGAAGTGGATTATTTGGCACAAGATACCGTTTTATTCGACGAAGAAAATAGCGATAGATATAACGATACACTTTATACTGGTACAGGTTCATTAATGCCACAGAGAATATTAAAAATGAAACGGGTTGCAAAACGATATATAACACGAAGAAATACTGATGGACAAATAGAATTGCAATTCGGGGCAGGAACATCGGCATATCCAGACCAAATATTAATTCCAAGTCCAGATACGGTAAAATATAATAATAATTATGCAAACACTACAGATTATGCAAATAGTTATCTTAATACAAGAACCTATGGCGCAGTACCATTAGCAGGAACAATATTAACGATTAGATTTACAAGAGGCGGAGGCATACAATCAAATGTTCCTCAAAGTGATTTAACAAATATAAAAACTGTTGTATATAAAAATAGTTCAGATGATTTTAATACACAAACAGAAAAGAATATATTTTCGACAATGCAGAGGTCGCTTGCAACGACAAATCCAGAGCCAGCAACTGGTGGCAGAGGTGCAGAAACTATTGAAGAAATACGACAGAATGCAATGGCATATTTTACTGCACAAGATAGAACAATTACTGATAAAGATTATCTTGTTAGAACATTATCAATGCCAGGAAAATACGGTAGTATATCTAAAGCATATGTTGAAAAAGATTCTGATAATTTTGCTATTAATATTTATACATTAGGATATGATTCTAAGACCAAACTTATAGTTTTAAATGATGCAATAAAACAGAACTTGATTACATATTTAAAACATTATAGAGATTTGACAACTGGTATAAATATAAAGGATGCCTTTATCATTAATATTGGAATTAAATTTAATGTTATTGCAATATCAAAATACAATAAAAATGAAGTATTATTAAGTTGTATAAGAAAGGTACAAAATTTCTTTAATATTGATAATTGGCAAGTTGGGCAACCTATAATATTAAGAGATTTATATGAACAGCTTGATAAGATAGAAGGCGTAAGAACAGTATCAGATATTCAAATATATAATAAATACGACCCTACACAGGGATATTCAAATAATTACTATCATATACCAGCAGCAACAGTTGATGGAATAATTTACACAAGTGCAGACCCATCAATTTTTGAATTGAAATATCCTAATATTGATATAGAAGGCATTGCAAGATAAGGAGATATGAATGCATAATATAATTTTTCCATTAAAAGATACTACAATATATTCTAAATATCCAGAAGTTAATACTGGACTTGATGAAATACTTGAAATATCAAAAGAAATATCTTCCTCAAATTATATTTATCGAGGAATATGGTCATCGGGAGTATATTATCGAAGATATGATTATGTATCGAGTTCAAACGGTAACGGATATTATTATACAGTTGCTGAAAATGTATCTCAAGAAACATCAAGTGCATATTGGGTGTCATTTGACCCAACAACATCTAATGAAAATTCACGAATTTTAATAAAATTTGATACGGCATCATTTGATTCAAAAGCATACCAATCAGCATCGGTTGTATATCTCAATTTATTTACATCTATTGCGAGAAAGGTTCCAACTGAATATACATTAGAAGCATACCCAATAAGTGGAAGTTGGGAAATGGGAGTTGGAAATTTTACCGATAAATCGACGACAAGAGGTGCGACATGGACACGAAATACTTCTGAAACGAACTGGTCAGCATCGGGTGGAGATTCTACTGGTTCTATGGCGTCACAAGATTTTAATTTCGTACCAACTGATGTTAGAATGGATGTTACTGACATATTTTTAGAATGGTCTTCGGGTTCGTATCCAAATCAAGGATTTTTAATAAAGAGGCCAACTGCACAAGAAAATGATAATATATCGTATGGCTCATTATCATTTTATTCATTAGACACACACACAGTATATGTGCCAACACTGGAAATTGCGTATGATGACCATATATATGATACATCAGAATTCTTGGTGTGGAACTTAAAAATATATTCTACAACATCTTCAACATGGTTAAGTATTGATTCGGCGAGTTTAAGATATGCCACAACATCTTCTACAGATTTAAATATATTATCAGCAAGTTTAACAAGCAGCCAACAATTTTTAATTGGAGGCGGACTTGATTATACAACAGGAACAAATATTTTCATTACTGCGAGTGTATCACAGTCAGCAACAATGACAGGAGTTGTAAATAGTTATGATACTGCATCGGGTGCTATTACTGCGAGTATAACAACAGTAACAGGAACAGGTAGTTATGATGGATATGATGGTTGGTATGTAAACTTACCAACAGGACAAACTGTAGGATATAGGAATCAATATTTTACAATAGCTCCACAACTTCCATACACAACCGGTCAAACTTTTGTAATGACTGCGAGTGCTGGAAATTATATGAATGGTACAGTAGTTGATTATAATTTGACATCTGGTTTAATGACAGCAAGTATAACATACGCAACAGGAAGTGGAAGTTCTTCTTTGTGGAATGTAGAATTGGCAGCAGGAGAAATTCCAGGATATAGTGTAACAGGAAGTGTATCTGGAAGTTTATTATCGTCTGGAAGTATTGCTGTTACAATGAAACGATTCAAACCAGAATATAAATATAATACTACAGTAAGATTTAGAATTGATGTTAAACCATCATATGTTGCAAAAACATTTTATGAGGAACTACGCCAAGGAGAAGTATATTATTTACCAGACTCGGCATCATATTCTATACGAGACGCATACAGTAATAGAATAATGATTCCTTTTTCAGATTATACAAAAATCAGCGTAG